ATACAGAATTTGAAATTTTACCAGGAGCAAGCCTGGGAGAAACCACAGTAATTGTACCGGATTTTGCAGATTTAAAAACAGTGGCAGAAGCCCTTACAAAAGAAGGGAACCTGGATACCGTGCAGTACAAAAGCGAAGAACAGGTGACCGGAGAATACACAGACATGAAACTGGAAACGCCGCTGTTTAAATCTGTGGACTATACACAGGAAAAGAAAGTAATTGCGACCTTTGTAATCCGCGGAAAGACAGAAATGGAAAAGCGCATGGATGCAATGGAGAAGGAAATGAAAGATTTTAAGGCAGAACAGACGGTCCAGGACGGGGCTATTGCAGACCTGGGTGGCGTGGTAAGTGAATTGGCGGAAGGAGGAAAAGCGTAATGGTTACTTTTTATGTTGCAAAAATTAAAAATAAAGACACAAATCCCAACACAGAAGAGGCGTGGAAATTAGAAGATGTACCAAATCTGTGGAAAAAGAAAGTCGAAGCAGAACTGCAGAAAGAATAAGGTGAGAAAATGGTAACAGTGGTATTTAATCCAGGAGACACCAGCGCAAGTAAGTATAGCGCCCTAA